CGTGTAGCTGATTTCCGTTATATCAGCCAATACGCTGTTTGCCGCTACGGGCGCGGTGTTTGTCAAAGCAATAGTGAACTGGTCAGTGTCAAGGTTAGCCACTGTCACCATGTTTTTAGCCCAGGCGTGAAATTTATTCCAAGTTGCCATTTATATCCCTTTCAAATACTTTCAATCTTCCTCTATTTCAATCACGCCAATTGCTCTACCATCTTCGCCGCGTTGCAACAATTTGCGTCTCGGTTTATTCATCTTTTCGACGGCTTCGGCAAGCATTTCGACGGCTTGCAATACTGCATTTTGTTGCATGTCAGCCATTTGTTTAACCTGCTCACCTACTTCATTTAGTTTTTCCTCACCAGCAATTTCGACTGATACGGCTTGCTTTTCAGAAAGACTGCGCTGCATTTCGGCTATTTGTAGCTTGGTTTCTGCCTCAATCTGGGCTTTCATTTGCAAGCGTTGCGTTTCAGCTTCTTGTCTGACTTGTTCTCTGGCCGATTCGTATTCTTGCCGCATCTGTTCCAGATCTTTAGCCTGCTGCGCCTTAAATTGCTCAATCTGTCCTTGAGTTTGTATTTTTGCCTGTTCTAGCTGCATCTTGCCCTGTTCAACCTGCATCATGGCCTCGGCTTTCATTTGTTCCGGATCCGGTTGAGGTTGTTCAGGCGGTTTTGGTGCGTTAAGTTTTGCCAAGGCTTCATCAAAAGCAGATTCCATCATTCTGCCGCCCTTGAATGCGCGAACACCAAACATCAGCATTTCACCCATTAAAGGCGCGAGTTCTGGCACTTGTTGGGTTACGGGTAAGGCTCTATCCATAAACTGCCCGACCGCGCCCAGAAACTCAATCCGGCTTTGTTTTTCGGTGGCCTCGTCCATCTCTACCAGTGAATCAGAGGCAACCTCAATCCTAAACCCTCTGGCGGGCTCAGACTTCAACAACATAATGGCCTGCTCTGCGTATTGAGCGTCCATTGTCCCCATGATTCCAGACATCTCGACAAGGGTCTGGGGCGCGTAAAAATCGCACATTATCTGAGCTTTGATTCTCAGCACTTCGGTAGCAAACTGCGCCACTTCGGTTTGTAGGCGTTTCAGTCTCAGTGAAGCGTACTGGCTTTTAATCTGTTGCGCGGTAGCCGTTTCTGAAGCTATCGACGCACCGCGAATGATGTCAGACAGTCCAGTAATCTCATACACCACCTGCTTCGCTTGCTCTCTGGCTGCATAGCATTCTCTTAAAGCTTGAAGGACAGAATCGAGCGGCATGAAGTCCACGACACCCTTTAGCCCGCCCTTTTCGGCAAAAGCTGCCCAAGTATCCACAGGTATTAGCTGGTTATCCACGCCCTCGCTTAACATCCTTTGTACGCTTTGCTGGCTTGCGTCATAGACACCCACGACTTTAACCGCTTCGACTAACTTTGCTATCCGGTTGGTTAGCATATCAATCTCTTCGGCTTGGTCTTGGTAAAGGCTGTAATCGGGTATGGGTACTAAAGTCTCGGTGGTTTGGGTAGAAAATAAAGGCTTGGGGCATGGCCAGAAATTATCTAAACCGAGCGGGTCGTCTTTAATGTCCAGCGTCTTAGAGTATCCCTCAGACACCCAGAAAACCTGTTTTGTCGTCTTGCTCCATATTTCCCAAACGACTGCTTTTTTCATGTCGTCCAGGCCTTCAACACCCATTTTTTCCATTTCATCTAGGCCAACAGGCTCGTGAGTTAATGGAACTTGCTTAAAATCCTCGCCAAATCGCTTAATGCCATCCTCTTGGCTCATGTACACCCTACGGGCGATCCATGTCACTTCATCCCAACATCTAGCGGGTGAATATCTCACATCTTTCCAGAAAACATAATCTACCGGCGTGCATTCGTATTTATAAGGCGCATTGGGCATGACCTGCGCCTCGCCACCTTCCACACCGGGCAAAGCGTCAACAGGCTGGGCGAGTTCTTTTTCCTCAAACCGCACCCACACCGTGCCGCGTCCCGGAAGCAATCTGTCAAGTATTGCCAGCCGCATCGAGGCGTCAAAATCGCCCCTGTCAATCTCGTACTGTAAACAGCGTTCTATAATCACCGAAGCAGTGCGTCCAACCGGGTCAGAATCCTTCCAACGTCTTGATACTTCGGCTCTAGGGGTTTTTCCGTATAGGGCGGGTTTCAGGGTCTCAACGTTCGACCAGAGTATATTGAATCGCCTACCGTATGTCGTGAAGTTTTTGCGGTCGTCACGATAACGTCTGATTATCCTGTCGCCACGCTCAATAAACTTCTCATCTTCGCGCTTGGCAAGTTTTAACTCGGCCAGCCATTTTGTGCTTGCGTCTACTGGGTTCATGTGGGTATTCCGTATTTTTTGAGAAGCGGCTTGTCGGTCATGATTCTTGACCAGGCTTCTTCTGGGCTTTCCGCAACGGCCACCAGTCTTTCAGGTGTTGCGCTAGTTTTTAACTCTGCGCCATTTGGGAACAAATAATATGCTGTTTTGTCTTCACATTTAACAGGATGCCACATGACATATTGCACCGCGCCAATTTTATCAATGACGGGCGGCCTGGCTTGTGGGTGCGCTTGTACAAATATCATGGGACTATGCTCACTCTTACCGCGCCATTCGCAACCATAGGCGTACCGTTTGAATATGTCGCCAATGCGCCTGTCGAGACACACAAAGCGCCATCATTGGCTCTGGGAAGTCCGTTAGACCACACCACATCTACAGGAAGTCCAGCAGTCGCATCAACGTATCGAATCTGGCCAGCGTCAGTCATTAGAAGACCGTTAGCGTACTCATCACCACCAGTTGAAATAGCCCTGTTCAAATCACCAGATAAAAGCACACCGTTCTGAAATGTGTCTGTCGGCTGAATAGCGCCAGTTCCTAATTGCACTACTTCTGCTGATACTGTAAATATAGACATTAGTATCTTTCCTGTTGGCGTTTAACGTCTTGCCATAATTCATCTAAAGGTGCTGTAATTATGACACCGTTTTGTGCTTTTATGTTGAATTTTGCGGGTTTTTCGGGTTCTTTTGGTGTTAATTCCTGCATTATTTGAGCGCCGTAGGCAAAAGCATCAGCTGGATGGCTTGCCCAATTATGCAATGGTTCACGGCTAAAAACCCCTAAATCTTCATTGTATGCGTACTCCCATGCTATCAACCCATCCATTCCAGCCTCGCACAATTCAGAGTTAAACTTGCATTTTGGAAGTACGGCGCGTGCTGCGCTGATCTGGTCTAGTTTTTTGGATTGAGGCACGATAGCGCATTTGTCAGTGCCGAAAGCTTGGGCAAATCGTTCGATTGTCGTGTGCTTGCTTTGAAAAGTCTTGGCTCGTGCATCATGAGGCAACCATACTCGACCAAGCTTTTTACCTGCTCCCAATTCAATAATCTTGTCACGGATTCGTGGTATCCAGTCGTCCGCATCCAAACCCGTATCGCCATCGTATGCCAGCACGCGAAAGCCTCCAAGTGTGCGCTGCCAATACCAGAAAGAAGCGGTATCCCTAAAACCAAGGTCACACGAAACTTCAATTCCTGCCCCGTCCGGGTCAAAATTTACATCGGGTGTTGCCCTTCCTTCTCGAATGGCTTGATTAACCCACCGAGCCAAAATCGCGCCCTGAGTTGCGCCATAAGCACCATTCCATATATGTTCGGCTTTATCTGGGTCTCGCTCAAAATCGTCAATCATTTCTTGACGAAGTTCATCAGGAAACCAAGGATTATCGTTCCAGTTCACCGCTACAACAATGGCGTTGTCTGGTTTCTTTTTCCTAAAAAACACATCCACTGGGTCGCTTTTGAATCTTGGGTTCCAGCTAAAAAGCATTTCAGAACCCGGCATTCGTATAGTTGGGCGTAACAAATCCAGGCTGTATTGGCTCAATGTTTGGGCTTCTTCGACCCAAGCGCGTTTATAACCTTCCAACGACTTTATCGAATCGGCTGTATGGTTTTGCATACCTTGGAAAGTGATAACACCAACCCCGCGACGGCTGCGAATGGCCTTATCCAACACTTCAAAATAATCACCAGCATTAAGTTTGACGATTTTTTGCTCTAGCAAACGCTTAACTGACTGATCTATAGACTTTTGAATTTCCCGTATACAAACTGTTGCATCATCCGGGTTAAGTATATGTTCTTCAATGATGTACTCACCGAAAAAGTGAGATTTTCCAGACCCCCTGCCACCCCATGCACCTTTGTATCTGGCTGGCTGCAATAATGGAACAGCCCACCGTGGCGTAGGAATATCAAGAACTGCGGTCATTCTTTGGGTCTACGATTGTTCTGCGTGTCTCTTGCACTTGAACAGGACCGCCTTCAGCCCCGACAAGCTCAGTCCTTGCCAACTTGGGCGCGGCAAACTCAGCCAGCTTTGCGAGTAAATCTAAGGCTTTGCCGGGGTCTGGCTTGATTTCTCTTTCTAAATCACCCTCTGCCACTATTGTTAGCCACTTGGCAACATTATCTGCGTTGCCCTCCAACAGCTTGTTGATGGTTTCCCTGAATTCCCTTGTGGCTTTGTTCGGTGTCCCGGCAGTTCTTCCTCCGGTCTTAGGTATTCCTTTTGGCCGACCAAAGCCGGATTTCGGCTTAGTAGTCATAATCTATCCATTTTTTACTATAGATAGGTTTATTCTACACAATTATGCGGTTTTTGCAACACTTAATCATTCCACTTTATAGGGTCGCCATCAATGTCAACAACATAAACAGGCAGCGCCATTGTTTCCGCGTCTGCTTTTATTCGCTCTTTCCATACTCCCGGAATTTGTGCGTACTTTTTCCCCGTTAT